CTTCCATTCAATGCTAAACTAAAAATGGGCTAGACAATCCCTTAAGCTAAGTCCACAAGCCAAAAACATACAAACAAAGGAAAAACAAAATGTCATTCGAAACACTCAAAAAACAATCAAAACTAGGTTCACTTACCGACAAACTCATTCAACAAGTAGAGAAGATGTCTTCCTCATCTTCTTCAAATGATGAAAGGTTCTGGAAACCTGTAATGGGCAAAGAAGGTGTAGGATCCGCAATCATTCGCTTTCTTCCCGCCCCAGAAGGTGAAGATCTTCCTTGGGCGAAACTCTATTCTCACGGTTTTCAAGGAATCAGTGGGGGTTGGTATTTGGAAAATAGTCTTACTACGCTAAATCAAAAAGATCCCGTCACGGAATATAATCGTTCTCTCGTAATGAAAAATTCCCCAGATGGAAAGTTTGAGAGCTGCCCTAAGAACATTCAAGAACTCGTACGTAAACAAAAACGTAAGCTTTCATATTACGCAAACATCTACGTTATTAAGGATCCAGCGAATCCTGAGAACGAGGGAACCGTCAGGATTTTCAAATTTGGAAAGAAGATCTTTGATAAGATTCTAGGTGTAATGAAACCAGAATTTGAAGATGAGACTCCAATCAATCCTTTTGACTTCTGGCAAGGTGCAAACTTCAAGCTGAAGATTGTAAAAAAAGATGGGTATTGGAACTATGATAAATCTGAATTTGATCGTCCTGGCCCTCTTCTAGATGATGACGATGCTCTAGAAGCAATCTGGAAAAAAGAGTATTCTCTCACTGCTCTGACTGCTCTGGATCAATTCAAGTCATATGAAGAACTTGAGGCACGTATGAATCAAGTTCTAGGTCTAAAGGGTTCTGCTTCCGTTCCGACTCAATCTCGTTCTGTAATGGAACAAGAAGACAATCTACCTCAGTTTGAATCTGATTCCACAGAAAAAATTATGGAAGAACTAGAACAATCTTATTCTCGTTCTAAAGTAGTTTCTGACTCCGATGAAGAAGAACTTGGAAATGACGAAACACTTCAATATTTCCGAAGTCTAATTGATGAGTGATAATTAATTTTAAAGGAGGGAAGAAATTCCCTCCTTTTTTTATGAATATAGACGAATATTTTCTCCTCTCTTCAGATCTCTTGAAACGTATTGTGCCCCACCGCTCTTATAAGGCATAATGGAATCCATATCATTAAAAATAATATTCAGATATTGTGGTTTTAAAATATAGATATTTCTTTTATCATCTTCAATTTTAGACTCATATTCATAATTTGTAACTTCACGAATCATTTGAGAAGATGGAATGGTTACATAATACCCAAGACCATCATCATAATACTCATAGTAATAAGCATTTCCAACACCAATATTTCCCTCTACAGTAAAAATGGCTTCCTCAATTCCAGAAGAACTCAGAATTGGATCTGCAACGAAAGGAACCTCATTTAATTCATAGGTAAAGGAAACTGCAATGTCATTAAATGGTGCAAGAACGGAGGTTACAATGAATTTTCCATTAAAGACTCTTTCCGAGACATTATTGATAAAAATTTGAGAACCCACTTTAAGATTTGGAATTCCATTGTTCATCGTGACTGTTACAGTCTTTGATGGAACTCCCGCACTTCCGGCAAAGATTTGATTGATAGTGGTTCTTGAGACTTGAATAAAGTTTCCATTGGTTCTCCAGGTACTGGGTGTTTCTAGACCTGCTGGAAGAACAGTAACTCCATTTGAGTTTTTGATTTCTAGAGTTTCATAATGATGAATACCAGAATAAAGATTTTCATAAGAACCATATTTTTCTAGAAGAATGGAATCAAAAGATGTCTGAGGAATTGGCCACTCGGTTTGAATATTCAGAATATTATTTGAAAGAAGAATGACCCAATCAAGTGTTTCATCTCCATAAATTTTATATGCAACATTATCGGGTCTTTCATTTCCGATAATTTTGTATTTGGTGAAAAAGTTTAGATTTCCAAAAATATCTGGACGAAGTTTTCCGCGTTTGAATAAATTCTTAACTGGAATGTAGTTTGAGATATCTTGACTATCCGCATTCCGATTGACATATTCAAAATTCGGAACTTGTCTGAAATAAGGTTTTGCCATCTTAGTAACCTATGAGAGAATCCTTAGTATAGTCGGAATCATAGATTGGAGTAAGTTCTTGAAATTGCATATTTAATGTGTATGCAACCATAGTCCCATCGCGATAAGTTGCGTAACTTCCAAGAGGAGTATAATCAACTGAAAAGTTGGTAAGAGCACAATTTTTAATTAAATTTAATCCTGGATGAGAAGTTAATTGGTTTGTTTTTTCATCATAATATTCATACTTAATTTGGAATACGTGAGGTGCTTTTAAAAATAAATTTTTCTCTTCTCTTCTCACTGCCATATGATATTTAAAATATTTTATAATTTTCTTAATTTGAGTTGCTTCTAGTTCTTCTCTTGCCGACAACTTGAAAGTAAAGGTAAATGGCCTTAATTGTGGAGAGTTAAAAAGAAGCTCTAAATTTGGATTCAAAACAACATTATCAGTTCTTGCTAGAATATTGTTTATACCTGCAGCTTCTGCTGCAGCTAACTTTTGTATTCTATCTTTAAATTCCCTAGCAGTACCATATAATTCAGTAAAAATACTTTTTATTTCATTGCCTACTTGTTGTGGCGTATCTGCAGTTGCTATATTATATGATTTCGCAAATGCCGCAGATTGTATTGCACCGATACTATCACCTCCCCATTCGACACTATTTTGATCACTAATAGGCGATTGAACCGATAATACTACTGGACCCTCTTTTACTCCATCTGGGCCAGTTGCAGGTTCTACTGTTGGTTCCGGAAACTTAAACATAAATCCACTTTGCGCATCCTTAAATGAATCTTGTGGTATGTTTCTTGGTTTAATCTGGCAGGCTTGAAATTTTATTATATCTTGTTTTTTGTCCATTTTTAATGGATATCTAAGACCTCCGGGAGCTAAGATAAGAGATTCTGTTGGATTTTCTAACTTTTTTAATAGTTCTTCGTCTAGTGGTGGTTCTTCTGGAGGAGTTTGCGTTGGATCAGTTGGTGGAGTTCTATTGGGTGATCCACCTTCTTGTGGTTTTGATGGAGGTGAAGTAGGTCTGCTTGCTACCCATTGATTCCAAGGGCGAAATGCTGCAGATTCTCCATATGTTCTTGCTGCTACTGGAGAACCTTTTAAATCATCATTTATTATTTTAATAGTATTGTCTGTAAAAGTTTTATTATTCTGAGTTAAAATGGAACCAAAAGTTTCAGTGGAACTAAAACCATTATTATTGTTTATTAAATCGGATGATGATCCCAAAGGTTCCCATATTTTTTTAGAAACATTCCATTGGTATAATGTATTTCCATTTTTATCTACTATGTACGGTGATTTTGCATTTGAAACATCCACACAAGTCTTCACTTCAACGGATGCGCCCGAAGTTTTTATTAAATAAGGAGTACATTTTATAGACATATCTTTATTTTATGTATTGTAGAAAATACAAAATACTTTTATTTATTTAGTCTGATTTTCATATATGGAATCTCAAGTAGGTCATCCAATTCCGTATACTTCACACTATAAAGTTTTCCAGCAACTTCTTCCCAAGTATAACTACGATGTTCTCTCCAATGGAAATTGATTCCTCTAAATCCCCAACGATACAAACTAGTACAGACAATTAAAGGATGTTGATCATATTCAATACCTAGAGTTTTTGGATTATATACAAAAGTATAAAATTTATCAATTTCTGGATATATTGAGTCTTCCTTGAAGACATCCATAATAATCAGCATTAGATCCTCAGGATCTTTTGTATTTGCCTTACGAATTCTTTTTTTTAATTCTCTAACTCTTGCTGTAGAAGAGGTATCAATATATTGTCCAAAACCTTGTGCCATTATCGGATTCCGAGATCGTCTTCCGTAATCACGCGGAACTTAATCATATGATCTTTGCACCATTCTTGAATGGTATTCCATTTTGATTGATTGACTGCATAAGTATTCATTTCATTAATAAAAGTCTTTGTTTTCTTGTTTCCTTTCACTGGAGGCATTGTTTGTTTTTTGGGTTTAATTTCAATTACGTATTTTTGTTTTTTATTATTACTTTCTAAAACTTCAATCATAAAATCTGGAAAATATCTGCAAACTTTTTGCTTTACTGGATTATAATAAGGAATGCAAAATTCTTCTGATCCATAGCGAAGAATGTTGGGATTTCGGTCACACCACTGCATAAACTTCAATTCCCAACTACTACGATACACAATATTATTTGGATTTCCCATATATTTTTCAGGATTTCTTGGATGAAAAAATCCTTGATGATACCTAGAATCCCGAGGCATTTTTATACATAGTATATAAGCATTAGAAGTATTTATAGATGGCTGCTCCACAACCAACGAGAGTTTTTGTTAGTGACATTAAATCTAAATTACTAAGGCCCGCTTTAACTTCTCATTATATCTGTGAGTTTTCACCTCCTTTAGATAAAATGGGAGAATTTCTTCAAAAAAGAGAAGCTGCTAAATGGATAGGAGCAGATTATAAAAAAAGAGATAATCAAGAGTTGATTCAATTATCTTGCTGTGATGCATCACTACCTGGTGCGTCTTTAATGACCAATGAGATTAATGACGATCATACGGGAGTAACGGAGAGACACGCATACAGAAGACAATATGATGATAGAAGTGATTTTACTTTTTATGTAGACAATAATTATAAAATTATTAATTTCTTTGAGTCTTGGATT